AACAAGAAGATTATTCGACGGTGCGACCATTGAAATAGGACAAGTTCCCATAGTTGGGTCAGCACCAAGCACATCATCAATATTTCACATCAAAGTATCAGGAACATGGAAACAAGCAATAACATGGATAAAGGTATCAGGCGTTTGGAAACAAGCAACACCTTTTGTAAAGATAGGAGGGACTTTTAAATAATGCCAAACACTAAACTACAAGCAGACCAACTTAACGTAACCGCAGGCACTAATTTGGCTACGGTTGGAAGTAATTTTATCTATGAGCAGGACTTTTATGCGCAAGCTATTCCTGACGGGTTAACCACTTACAATTCAGGTGCGGGGGCGGGGTTTTCCTACTCAAATACAATGGTAGAGGGAAGACCAGGATTCGCATACCCAAGTCCAGGTACTTCATCGGGGGCTTTCTCAGGACGTGCGCATATCTGCCCAATTATGGATACAGGACCGACAACAGGATGGACGGTTGACGCGGGCGAGTTGGACATGACATTCATTATTCAAACAGCGTCTATTTCCCAAACGGGGACGGAGGACTTCTTTGATATATTTGGGCTGTCAAATTCGTTTAACGACCCTAACCCAAACAACAGCGTAGCAATTACTCGCCAACAAGGGGTGAACTCAGGCAATTGGATTTTTAGATATAGAACGACCTCAAACCAAGTAACAATTAATGGGAGTAGTGGAAGCGCGACCTCGACATGGTTTGTTTTGAGATTTAAGATTTCCGCTTCAACACATCTTTGTGAGTTTTGGATTAACGGGGTTTCTCAAGGTACGGGAACACCATCCACAAAAATCACAGCGACAAATCACGCAGCATTATATTTGGGCATTGTTAAGGTAGCAAGCGCAGGCGGAGAGCCAAGACCGCGTTGGGATTATTTTCGAGTACAACAAAACTTAAACAGAAACACATGATAAACATTAAACCTATAAATTTAGGGCTTTCAGTAGCCAACGGAGTAGATTGGTACATCCCCAATTACAAGTCCAATTTAGGCGAGGCAATGACTTTGATAGCTACTCTTTACAAAGATGGCGAGCCGATAAAAAATTGGAACGATAGCCCGATAGGGTTAAGGCTTGGCATCCCGATTGAAGTGCAGAATAATTGGGGCGACGATGACACGGTAATTGATGACTTTGTTTTACAAGCAATTGGTGCAACTCGTGAATAATTTGGTAATGGAATCGCCCAAAAATATAGAAGCAAATAATTGGATAAGGTGGGCGGTTGGTATAGTTGCAACCCTTATTTTATCCCTTGTAGTTCACATCGGAAATGAAGGCAGAGAAATGAAAAAGAGGCTTGCAGCTATTGAAGTTGTGCAATCAGCGCATCAAGAAAACCAACGGATAACCGAAAAGAAAATCGATAGAATTGAAAGCAAGATTGATATTTTGATTGAAAAGAAATGAATTACTACAATTACATATCAGGGGGAATGACACCTTCTCACCTACTCGCGGCACTATCATTTGCCGCTATTGGTTGGTTTGTTTATAAAAGCGTAACCGCTGCCTTCAGGAAAGTGTCAAGCAATAGAACCCCCGCTAAATGGTGCTGGAAGTTTTGGATCAGGGACAATTGGAAAGAGGCATTGCAGCACGCAATTATAATGTTTGTGCTTGTCAGGTTTGCGGCTGAGATATTGGCGAAGTCAGGGGTAAGCACAGAAGTCATAAACTCAGAAGACCCGATGTGGATTTACCTTTTAGTGGGCATCCTTAAATCTTGGTTGCTTGACTATTGGAAAAAGCGAAGGTAGCGCAAAGCCTGCTTATTTGGGTGGATTGGCGATATAGTAGCGCAAAGCCGCAAGTTAGCGGAAATTCTTTATCCTGCGTTCCCACATTTTTGAACGTTTATACCTTGCATACTTTCTGCTCGTTTTCCAAGCGAAGTATTTACCTGATAATTCTTGTCCCCAATTCCAACCAATCCAAGAAGCCCACCAACTGCTTCTAATTTCGTAATCCAAAAAAACGGATAAAGAACTATCCGCTAACACGGGTTTTGCGTCAGCAGGGGTTTCGGTTGTTAATTCAGCTTTTTTCATTCTATTAAACTTTAGTTATTAATTAATCTTTTGTACTTCTAAGCCCTGCCGAACGCAAAGCCCGATAACGTTATAAGCAATTGCTAACAAGCAGTAGTCATATAATCGACATTCTCGGACTTGCTAAACAAATCAATAACCGCTTCTGTTGAAATTGGTATGATGTGATATGTTTCGCCATTCCGTTTTTTAATGTATAATTTAGGTTTGTCAAGTTCTCCACTTGTTACGCAAACCATTTGGTTTTTATTTACTTTTTTCTCTAAAGCAAATCCGTGATAGCCTGTTTGTTTAAACTCGACATTACAACTCATATCGGTTCTTTCAAATCCTAAATCAATGTATTTTTGGTATTCCATATTGTTATTATTTTAAGTTAATTAATCAAAAGCACTGGTTATAACAGCACATTGCCAAAAGTGGCGGTTTAGTGCTAATATCAACTGTTGTGCTTCGGTTTAACATTTGTTGTATATTCAAGTTTAGTGCTTCGATTTCGCCACCTCGTTTAGCTGCAAAACGTTATGTGCAAGCACTACCATCCATTTCCAATTGAAGTTCCGCAATTAGCCACTTTAAAGCAGGCTTCTTCCACTTGTTTAGTTTTCTGATAAGCAACTTATTAGCCTTTGGATAAAAGTCCATTACCCCATATCCGTTTGCCTCAAAGGTATACCTACCCATTTGAGCATCGTGTTTTACATTACACTTTGCCTGTAATATTGGCAACCAAGTTTCTTCAAACCTTTCACTTCTTTCTTCACGAATAAGTTGCTTACCTATTCCAAGTGCTTTTAAGTCATTTCCTTCTGTGGCTAATTGCTCACGTAGTTTATCTGAATTTGTCATTTCAATTAAATTTCGTTTCTAAATCTTTTGCCTTCGCCAAACCGCAAAACGTTATCCTATCAATACAAAGTCCATTACATATCCATTAGGGAACATCTTAGCCCACACACTCCAATACTTGTCAGGCACGACCATACAACCCGCAGACCATCTTTCAATAAGCGAACCAAGACCGCCTCTATGAAGGTTGATGCCATATTTACCCGTAGTTTGTAACCCTTTGTTAATTACGTTGTCTTTATTGCCATCGCGGTAAATTTTCATCGGCTCTATCTGTTTAAAAAACGGCATTGAAAGCCAAAGGGTTTTCCAATTTGCGGACGTGTTGAACACATGGCTATTCTTTACAATTTGATTTTCAACGGCTATGGCAGTGCCAGTGATACCGCCTACCGTGAGAGGATTCATTACATAGTGTCTTCCCGCTGTGGTGGAGCATGGTGCGCAGTCTATTATATGACGGTCAAACAACACGGCAAAGTCATCGTAGGTGTTTGTAAGGGAGTAATCCGTGCGGATGTACACTATTTGCTTACGTTTAGGCAAGGTGTAATTTAACCTGCTTAGTTTAGCGGTAACATAAGCTGTTAACTTTGTCTTCGTGTCATTGCCGTACTTCCCATCTACATCGGTTTTAAATCCGTTGTCGCAGAGAAATTGTTGAAGGCGTTTTATTTCTTGTGGTGTCATTTAATAATCATTATAGCCCCAACCAACCCCGCTGCAAAGTGTCCAATTTTGGCAAGTCGCTTTGTTCGTTGTTTCTTGGTGCTTAGTTGTTCGTTCTTTTTAATTAGGTTTGAAATTCTGTCTGTCTTAATCGAATCAAGTTTCAAGGCTTCCTGAATCCAAAGCGAATCCTTTTCCCATTTGTGCGAATATTCGTTAACAAGGGCAGCGTTGAGTTGCCCGCTGAGTAGTTGTCTAACCACCTCGCGCTGGCAGCCTTCTTTTCCTGCACTATCTGTGAAGCCTCTGCAAAGGTTATCCCATGTTGAATCATATACCCATCGTGTGTGGCTATCAGTAATATACCTAAATCGCTGTCTGATTTTGTAGATGGTGTCTGTTGTGGAATATCTGAGTCTGAGTGTATCATGCTTTGTAATTGTTTGTGGTGGTTTTTGACAGTTCTTGGGCAAAGACATTAAGATTAAAAGAATGCCAACGCCTAGTATTATTTTAGCCACTTTCATTTCTCGTATGTTTTAGCCGTTCCGCCCCTTGTTTCCCACACCTTTAAAGGTTCGCACACAACAGCCACACCGTCTATAATTTTAACGGATGCGATGTAATCCCGTGGGTATTTAAAGTTAGTCTGAATCACTCCGTTAGAATCGTAAAAACCGATTAACGGATATACCTCATCCCCTACTTTTGCTTTATCTTTGTTTATGACTGCTTGCACGAATGCAAACTAAGGGGTAATATTTGAGATATGCAATAGTGTAAAGTTATTTGGAATCATTCTAAATTACACAAAATGCTTGCAGAAATAAAAAACGGGTGTACATTTGCGACATGGAACAATACATCGGAAGAAAGATTAAAGGGTTTAAGTTTGAGGGAAGCCCACGTATGTTTTATAACCCTAAAATGGACAATCATATTGGTGAAGTAGGGGTAATAACGGCATACCTTGGAGATAGGGTTAAGGTTGAGTTTGCAAACGACCATTGGAATTACCCCGCAAATCTTGTTCTTGAACAATTATACATACAAAACGGAATTAAGTTTATAACCAAAGAACAAGCAACCGCCTTAATTGAAAGCATGACGGGCGATAAATACGAAATAATATGAACTACTTTGAACTAAGAGAATGGAAAGATGGGGACGCTGAAGCCGTTGCCCGTTCAAAGAAGTACTGGGCAATTCAGCGCAACCGCGTGTCCCGTGCTATCGAAATGAAAGAAAGAAATAAGGTTGAACAATGGGCATCTAACCAAGTAAGTAAGTTCTATGGCAAGTGAAATGGGCTACGTAGCAGGCGCGGCAGCATTGCTGCTAATTGCTATCCTCGGCTTTGCCATTTGGATAATCATTAAGGATGAATTAAAATGACTGACTACATCATAGTCGCAATGTACGGGGTACTGGCGTACTACACACTAAAAGGCGAATAAACAATGAAAAAGAAACTATTAATAAGTTTTAGCGGTGGAAGAACGTCTGCGTACATGACTTGGTGGCTCTTGAAAAACAAACAAGATGTTTATGATATGATAGTAGTATTTGCCAATACTGGCAGAGAAAGAGAAGAAACATTAGAGTTTGTTGATAGATGCGATAAGGAGTTTGGTTTTAATGTAGTATGGGTAGAGGCTTTTGTGCATAATGAAAAAGGCAAAGGAACTACACACGTTATAACTAACTTTAAAGATGCTGAACGCAACGGAGAACCATTTGAGGACGTTATATTTAAATACGGCTTTGTAAATCAGAATTCACCACATTGCACAAGGGAGTTAAAGAAAGCACCTATAAATTCTTATGCTCGCAGTATTGGATGGAAAAACTACGAAACAGCTATTGGCATAAGAAGCGATGAGCCAAAGAGATTAAATTGGGAAAAGAAGGTTCAAAATAAGTTCTTGTTTTTTGCAGAGTTGTTTCATGTGACTAAAAGTGATGTTAACGCTTTTTGGGCGCAACAATCATTTGACTTAAATTTAAAAAGCTATGAAGGTAACTGCGATTTATGTTGGAAAAAGGGTTTACGAAAACTAATGACTATTGCAAAAGACAAACCTGAATTATCTGATTGGTGGCGCGAAATGGAACAGAAATATGAAAACTATACACCACCGTCAAGAATTAGTAAAGCGAATCCCCCCTATAGGTTTTTTAGAAACAATATGACAATTGACGAAATCATAGAAGAAAGTCAATTTCCATTTGAACCCGCAAAAGACGAAAGCAAAACCGTATCAGACGCAAGGCAATTATCATTATGGGATGAATATTTAGATAGCAATAATGGATGCACAGAAAGCTGTGAAGTATTTTAATTTGCATAAGTAAAAACTTATCCGTATACTTGCAACACACGACAAGACTTGAAAATGAAAAAGAACTTTAGGGGCGGGCATTGGAATGGGGTATCTCCCGTTCGGTCTTGTCGTGGGATTAAAAACCCGCCCCTTACTATTTTTACACGACACAATGAATTTACTAATTCCAAACAAAGACACTACAACTAAGCAGCTAACAGACAGGCTTATTGAGTTGCAGCACGAACGCGATGCGTTAGACCCGAAATTACTAAGTAACAAACTTAGGCTTCTAGACATTGAAGCTGAGATGTTTGCCATTTACAGAATGTTCACAAGAAAGGTGTGGCAGAAGTCACAGAAATAATTATGGCAGGCTGGATAAAACTTCACAGGCAAATTGAATCCCATTGGATTTACCAAAACTCAAACTACCTGCATTGGTGGATTGACATTTTGATAAGCGCCAACTTTGAACCTAAGACTACTTTAATTAAAGGGCACTTGTTGGAGTGTGGTAGAGGTGAATGCCTTTATAGTCTTGATACATGGGCTAAAAGGTGGAATACGAACAAACCTGCTGTAAATCGTTTCCTTAGTCTTTTAAAAAAGGACGGCATGATAACGCTAAAAAGCGAAACGGTAACGACACGGCTAACTATTTGTAATTATGATAGTTACCAAGATGAGCAAAACGAAAGTGAAACGCAGACGAAACGCACACGAAACGGTGGCGAAACGCAGACGAAACGCACGCGTTACACAACTAAAGAAGGAGAAGAATTAAAGAAAGAAAGAAATAATATATTGTTTGATGCCTTTTGGTTAAAATACCCTGTGAAGGTAGCCAAAGAGAAATGCCTTAAAAAGTTCCTAAGTTTGTCAGATACAGACATTGAAAAAATAATGGCAACAATAGATACCTTTGTTTCAACTAAGCCATTTAAAGATTACAGGCATCCAAACCCTGAAACCTATCTAAATCAGAAGCGTTGGGAAGACCCAATTCCACAGCCAACAGATAACAACAGGCTTAGCGAAGGAGTTGTTTTTGAAAATAGGAAGGGATTTGTCGCATGAGTTTTGAATTATACCACATTGACATCAAGGGGCGCACAAGTGGTCAGTTTAAAACCAAGTGCCCGAAGTGTAGCGACAAGCGCACAAACAAAACCGACAAATCCTTAAGCGTTGACGTTACTAATCAGGTATGGCATTGCCATTATTGTGGGTGGTCGGGTTCGTTGAATGAACGCAAAGAGGATATAAAGTATCAATTGCCAGTGTGGAAGAATGAAACGAATCTACCTGACGCAGTTCTGAAATACTTTGAAGGTAGGCGTATAAGCGCAGAAACCTTGCTTAAAATGAATATTACTTCGCAGGTGGAGTATATGCCACAAATTGAAAAGAAAGTCTCTGTAATATGCTTTAATTACTTTTTTGGTGGCAAGTTGGTAAATGTCAAGTATAGGGACGCGGCAAAGAATTTCAAACTACACAAAGGCGCGGAATTGATTTTGTACAATTTGGATTCCGTTATAGCAGCAGAAGACGTATGGATAACAGAGGGCGAAATGGACGCACTGAGTTTGATTGAAGCGGGTATTTATAATGTGGTAAGTGTTCCAAACGGGGCAAATGAAAACACACAGTACCTTGACCGATACATGGAATTGTTCGATTCTGTTAAACGGATTCACCTTTGCGTGGATAACGACACGAAAGGACGCGAACTTAGGGAAACACTTGCCGACAGATTTGGAAAAGAACGCTGCGACTATGTGGTTTTCCAAGGGTATAAGGACGCTAACGAATATCTAATTGCAGAGGGTAAAATAAAACTACGCGAAGCCGCCTACAACTTTACTGAGTTCCCTCTGTTGGGGGTGTTTACCATTAAAGATATTCAGGATGATATTTACGACCTCTACCAGAACGGATTACCCCAAGGCGTGGACACGGGAATGAATGGCTTTGATAGATTATTGAAATTTCACAAGGGTTATCTTACTACAATAACGGGAATACCCGGGCACGGTAAGTCCGATTTTCTCGACCACATCTTAATCAAATTAAATACGCGGCACGGGTGGAAAGGTGCGTTTTATAGCCCTGAGAACAGACCGACACAGCTTCACTTTAGCAAGTTGGCGCGTAAAATAACTATGCGACCATGGTACGGGGAACACCGCATGAATGAAAGCGAGTTGCAAAGTGCTATGTTTTTTTTGGATGAAACGGTTTATTTTATCAAACCCGAAAACGACTTCACCTTAGACAGTATTTTAAGCCATGTAAAGTTATTGAGAAACAGAAAAGGCATAGACTACTTTGTAATTGACGCGTGGAATAAATTGGAACATCAACATAGCGAAAGCGAAACAAAGTATATCGGGCAATCATTGGACAAGTTGGTGAACTTTTGCGAAAGGAATAACGTGCATTGCTTTTTAGTGGCGCACCCGACAAAGATAAGAAAGGATAACGGCTTTTATGAAGTGCCTAACCTTTATGACATTGCAGGCAGTGCCAACTTCTTTAACAAAACGGACAACGGAATAACGGTGTACAGAGACATGAGAAATGACATTGTAGAGGTTCACGTGCAAAAGGTGAAGTTTTCACACTGGGGGGAGATCGGGATGCAAAAATTTAACTACGACAAAACAACAGGACTATATTTAGAAACACTATGACAGACACATTCACAGCAGCCTTAGACATTTTAACCTTGCGAGGCTTTCCAAACGCCTTAGAGATAGCGAATGAAATTGAATTTCAAACGAGATTAAAAACCATTGAACGTCCGAAAACATTTGAGGATGACAAACAACGCCTATTTGAAATAATCAAAGATTACGTGCCGACATACTGCGCGGGGAAGAATCCCATTCAAAATAAGTTTGGCGAAACAATCGGCTATAAAGAGGAAAGAGAAAGGGTGACAATAGAAGCGGTAAATTCTAAATCCCGCAAACAAGAGTTAGTAATGGTAAGGCAGATTATGATGTACTTCCTCAGGGAAAAATCGCACTACGGTTTAAAGCAAATAGCCTACTCATTTGGGGGGCGTGATCACTCCACCGCGATACATTCTAAGGACACGGTAATAAACTACATGGACGTGGATAGGAAGTATAAGGCAATGATTGAGGAGATAGGACGGGCTTATTTAGAACGGTTCTAAATTACTAAAAGTGCTTGCAGAAATGGAAAAGGGGTAGTATTTTCGTGCCATACTTAACAACATGAAAAACACAGAATACAGCGTTATTGAGAACGCAATCCAAACACAACTGCCTGACGGATACAAAGAGTTAGCATTGCAGAACCTAAGACCTAATCACAGCGAATACAAACCACTTACTTCTAATATTGAAGATTGTTTGCCTATTGCTTTTCTATGGTCTAAATCGCCACAAGGTTACAAATTTTGGCGAGGTGTTCAAAGGCACTTTATATGGCAAGTTGAAAAGACAATAAAAGACAAAGACGGCAAAGTGATTGAGGTTATACCCGCACATTATCCAGATTTGCCTTCGTTACCATAAAATTTTGTTTTGCATGACAATCCGCCCGCCCGATAAGCCCCTCCGCTATCGGGTTAAGGCGGTGAAAACCTATGACAGATTACATTAAATTCCTAGAATCAAAACGACATACAATAGGAGAGTTTGGTTTTGAACCTAACTATTACCCTAGTATGGCTTTTGATTTCCAATGCGCAATAATAGAAAAGGCAGTAAAAAAAGGTAGAATGGCAGTGTTTGCTGATACTGGATTGGGTAAAACATTAATTCAGTTGTCAATTGCTCAGAATGTTGTCAATCACACAAATAAGCCAGTGCTAATATTAACCCCTTTGGCGGTTGCATTTCAGTTCATTTTAGAAGCTGAGAAAATGGGTATTGATGATATAGAGTATTCAAAGGACGGCAAGCACACAAAGAAAATAGTTATCTGCAATTATGAACGCCTGCATTATTTTGATAGTTCTGATTTTGTAGGTGTTATCCTAGATGAAAGTAGCATTTTAAAGAACTTTGACGGCAAAATAAAGAACCAAGTAAACACATTCATAAAGAAGATACCTTATAGATTTTTAAGCACTGCTACCCCTTCGCCAAATGATTTTATAGAATTGGGCACTAGCAGTGAAGCATTAGGATATATGGGGTACATGGATATGCTTACAAAGTTCTTTAAGAACAACCAAAACAGCGTAGACAGCAACAATAGAAATATAGGCGAAAAGTTCTATTTAAAGCCACACGCGGAAAAAGATTTCTTTGCATGGGTTAACCAATGGTCTATAATGGTAAAGATGCCTAGCGATATTGGATTTTCAAACGATAGGTACAATTTGCCACAGCTGATAGTGAATAAACACATTGTCAAGAATCAAAGCTTAATAGATGTTAATGGTCAAGTTCAACTATTCACACCAATAGCAAAGTCAATGACAGAGGTAAGGCATGAGCAAAAGCAAACAGAGGAAAAGCGATGCGAAAGGGCTATCGAATTAGCCAACGGCAAAACGTCTGTTTATTGGTGTAATACTAACAATGAAAGCGCAATATTAAAGAACGCGGATTCTGAATCGGTAGAAATTATAGGCAGCCAATCAATAGAGAAAAAAGAAGAAATACTTTTGGCGTTTGCAAATGGCGAAATCAAAAGGCTAATAACTAAGGCCAAAATGACTGGCATGGGTTTGAATTGGCAGCACTGCAATCATTCTGTATTTTTCCCAACATGGAGTTATGAGCAATATTACCAAGCTATAAGAAGGTTTTGGAGATTTGGGCAAAAGAATGACGTTACTATTGATATGGTAATCTCAGACGGTCAAACCCGTGTAATAGAAGCACTACAGCAAAAGACAGAGAAAGCTATTGAGTTATACGAAAACCTAACTAGGAACGTAAACCAAACATTTGAGCACAAAGTAAAAGAATTCAATAAAGACATAGTAAAACCTAAATTCATATGAAAGTAAAAGACCAACTTCACACCGACCGCTATTCAATCTATAACTCAGATTGTATGTTAGTAATGCCTACAATACCAAACGACAGTATTGATTTATCGATATATTCTCCCCCGTTTGCAGGGCTTTACAACTACAGCAGCAGTGAACACGATTTCAGCAACTGCGAAAGCAAAGAGCAATTCTTAGAGCAGTACGAATATCTTATTGCAGAGGTGGCGCGTGTCACTAAAGCGGGCAGAATTACCGCAGTACATTGTACGGATGTGTTTGATAATACTTGCAGGCTTTGGGATTTCCCCAATGAGATAATCAGACTGCACGCGAAATATGGTTTTGAGTACCGCAATAGGATAACCATTTGGAAAGAGCCGTTGAAAGTTAGAATGCGAACAATGGTTCAATCATTGATGCACAAGTTTATTGTAGAGGATTCGACAAAGTGTTTTACTGCTATGCCTGACTATGTTTTGGTATTCACTAAAAAAGGCGAAAACCAAGTGCCAGTGACTCACCCGTTTGGAATTAATCATTATGCAGGTGAAACGCCAATTTTGCCAAACATATTGAACGCATGGAACAACGCAAACAATAGCAATCTAAACGCGGAGCAGCTTTGGCAACATCTGAACAGCATTAACGAAGACGACAAGGTTACAAAGTTGAATCATTACATTTGGCAGCGTTATGCGTCTGCTGTGTGGGATGACATTAGAATTGACAACGTTTTGCCCTTTAGAGATAGCAAAGAGGAAGACGACGAAAAGCACGTCCACCCGCTTCAATTAGATGTAATTGATAGGCTTGTAGAATTGTATTCAAATCCTGACGAAGTTATTTTAACGCCTTTTATGGGTGTAGGTAGCGAAGTATTTAGCCCCGTGTCTATGGGTAGAAAAGCTATAGGCATAGAGTTAAAAGATAGCTATTACAAGCAGGCTATTTTGAATATGAAAGAAGCCGAAAAGAGATTTAGAAAAGTAGAAAAAACAATAGAATTATTCTAATGAAAACAATTAAAGAATGGTTAATGGAGTTGCCTGAGCCAGTAAGAAGTAGGGCTTTGAAGTATGGGCAAGAATTGCATTGGACAAACCAGAATAGCTTAAAAGCAGCTTTATCAACAGCCTTTGCATGGGATGAAACAGAAGAAGAATCAAAATATTGGGTATATGTTTTCAGGGGTGAATACAATGAAGCCGAAGCGTTATTGCACCCCGACACCCGCAAACAAAACAGCCGTGAAGCGCACGAAAGCGTAAATAAAGAAAAGGTGCAGCAGGTTATACTTGACACCCTCTTTTCATGCAAAACACTTAGAGCAGAAGGCATGACTAAGGATGAGATAGCAGACCACAGCAGACTTAAACCTGAGCAAGTGCATAAGCGCATGAGTGAGTTGGAAAAAGCGGGCAAGGTAAAGCCTAACGGAAAGAGAAAAGGAGCATCAGGAAGGAATCAAACAATATGGAAACTAATATGAAACAATCAGAATCAATACTAAACTTAAGCAAGGCACTATTTGACTTTCAAAGCAAGGCGGTTAAGGTAATCAAGAAAGCCGACAACCCTTTCTTTAAATCAAAATATGCAGACTTACCTTCAATCCTTGATGAAATACACCCGCATTTAATTTCGTGCGGCTTGGTTATATCTCAATTGCCAGACGGTGACGGTTTAACCACTATGCTTATTCACGCCAATAGTGGTGAGTACATCTCAGCTAATTCAACTATGCACCCAACGAAGTCAGACCCGCAATCAATAGGCAGCGCGATAACCTATCACAGACGATACGCATTGTGTTCTATTTTAGGATTAAATGTAGATGAAGACGATGACGGTAACAAGGCAAGCGCACCCGCAACAAACGCACAACCCGACTTACCTTGGCTTAATAAAGATACACAAGGATTTAACCAAGCGGTTCAACACTTAAAGCAAGGCGGAACGATTGCCGACATTAGAAAGAAATTTAAAGTGTCAAAGGAAACGGAACAACTTTTAACAGCAGCATCAAAATGAATAAAGTAACTAAACCCCGCAACTTTGTACACATGACCGAAAATGATTGGGCGTTGTACATGACACACTTTGAACCTGAAACAAGGGAAGAAGCGGAAGAATATTTGAACGACTTACTCGCCTACTCTAAGACTGGCAACCTTGAAAGCGGTATCGCAAAAGTAAGGGTAACACGCCTATTGAATGATTACCCCGATTTGGACGGGGTTAAGGTGAGTAAGATAGAGTTTAACGACAGATTTGAGCAGGGAGGATATTTTAGGCATGAAAACAGTAACGCCATTTAACCAAATAGAACCTGAGTTGTTATCCATGCAAAAGTTTCTTGAAATGGAATACGACACCTCAAACGATGAAATGGTATTAACCCGTGCGCAAAAGTTAGAACACATTGTGGCAAGGTCGGGTAAGTTATGCGCGGATGCACGTTATCACAGAGATGTAATGACAAGCACGGCAATTATGGACACGTTGAAAGAATCACTTGCACAAGGGGGCTACTCTCCTTCACTGATTAATAAAAAGGTTGATTCCCTTTGCATGGATTTTAACTATATTGAAAAGTGGGCGGAAAGGGTTAATAGGACAAGTACACACCAGTTAGAGTTTTCTCGGACGGTGATAAGTAACAATAAGGCAAAGCGTTCACTTATTTAGAATGATTCTAAATTATAAAAAGTGCTTGCACAATTGAGGGGTGACTATTTACTTCGCAGACATGATAACAGAAAACCAATTAAACGATAGGCATTTCTTAGATAGCATTCCTGAAACCATTAGACCCGTAATGCGCGACAATGTAGTTTTAGACCAGCTACTAAGAAACATTAACGAATTAAGCGAGCAGGTAGACGCAGAAACACCCGCTGAGTGCATAATAGAGCAGTATTTTGATAATGAGTTAGCAGATGGGTTAGAACAAAGTATTGCTTGTGCTAAGTATTGCGTAGATAATGGCGGCATGACAGATGCTGAATTTCAAAGATTAATAATAGTAGATATTTGTCGGGCATTGAATGAACACTTGCAGGATGTTTATTTGCAAATTATGCCTGACTTACGTTAAGTTGCCGTAATTATTTAGAATGATTCTAAATTATAAAAAATGCTTGCAGATTTAAAAAATAGTATTACCTTTGCTTCATACTTAACAACGAAACAATGACAAACACAAATTTTCAAATCGGACAAGAAGTTACTTTCAGCAATGCTTTTGGTGTAAACGTAATTACTGAAATAAAAGGTAATACAGCAACAACTTTAGAAAAAAACACTGGAATGACTTACAAAAAAAGATTAAGCAGCCTAAAGGCTTATGTGCAACAAAAAGCATATTGGAGTGAGCAAGAACTTGCTCAACCAATACACAAGCACGGTGATACGGTATTTGCTACATTATCAGGTGATGGCAACGGAAGCAGAATGGTTTGGGATGATGTAAAAAAAGATTGTGTAAGAAAATCAGAGTTGACTAACCTTTAAACCCGACACCTAATTAGGTGTTAAGTTCCACCCGCCTCGCTGCCAAAAGTAGCGGGGTTGCGGTGGTAGAATGGCAGGAAGAAAGAAAAAGGAGAATATGGCGGTGCTGTATAAGCGCGTACCATTGAGGCTAAAGGCAGAACTACAGAAAATTGTAAACGAATACGTAAAGAAGCATGAATAAAGAATACGACCTATTAAGGAGAGAAGTAGAAGCACTGGATGAAGCTGCTATCTATTTACGCAATCACAACGGCTATTTATTCAGCCGCACACCGTTGGAGTTCTTGGAGGAAATAAAGACGCGAAGTGAACGCATAACGGCAATGGCTAACGAAAAGATTATGGCTATACAGGGGGGAATGGACATGGAGAATATTGAAAAATTCAGATTTCCTAATTCTTAAATGAATCACAGAGAAAAGTATAAAAGTGCCTTCAATGTCCACGATGATAAAATCTACTGCGAGAGTTGCCAGAGATACGGGGAATTTGACGTTCACCATATCCAAGCACGGGGAATGGGTGGAGACCCTAACGGAAAGAGGGATATAATTGAGAACCTTATGGGGTTATGTAGGAAGTGTCACGAATGGCACGGGGATAAGAAGCAAATGAGATTCTACCTATACGAAAGCCATAGACAAGCATTAGTAAGTAAAGAGGTAGAGTTTGACGAAGAATTAATGGAACAACTTAAACAGGGTAAAAGGTTATGAAGATTGAAGTAATAATCTACACCGAGACCAACGGACACCGAAATAGCTTAGACACTGCGCATACGGACCTAAAAGCAGCAATGAGGGAAATAGAGAAGGCAATCAAAGAGGGGAAGGATATACAAGTAAAGGTAAATGAAAAGAAGCTGGAACGTAACGCGTAAGCCACAGGAAAACCGCACCTTTCAAAACCCGTGGTATCACACCCAAGCATGGCGAAAGTTGCGTGCCTCGGTGTTAGCGGATAACCCTTTGTGCGTACATTGCCAAAAGGAAGGTATAACGACATTAGCAAAAGTATGCGACCACATTAAGAACGTAGCAAGTGGAAAGACAGCAGATGAAAGGGAACGGCTTATGTGGGATAGAAACAACTTACAGGGGCTATGCACTCCATGCCATAACAAGAAATCAGCAAAAGAAAAGAGATGAACCACGCATTAATGAAACAATGGGGCGGTAAACGCATCACCAAGAAAGGCAACCCTATCTTTGGTGGCAGGAATATTGACAGATACGTTTTCTTTGTCAACAACCTACACTTATACTGCAATGTAAATGATTCAGACAGCACTGTATTCTTTGCCTCTTACAACAGCCGTTTATATTCTTTAGGCTACACAGATAAGGTATTACCATCTATGAGCATACAGGAGATATCAGCACGGCTAAACGCCACAATTGCAAAATCACTATGACAATACAGGAACAAGTAGCACAACAGTTTGCAGAAAGAGTGCGCAATCGAATGATGAAATTCTACTATGGAATAGATGTTAAGGATACCACTATAGAAGTAGAGTGTGAAATAATTGAAACAAATTTACTAAATTCGCAAAATATGCAACCATCAGAAATACACCTCAGAAAAGAATTAGCCCAATGTAAAGAAACAAAAGGGGCAGAAGCTAAGAAAAGAGCCAAAGAGATAGAGAAACTCCTCGGCATTGATAAGAAGATTGAAAAGGCTACCATCGCCACAGATGAGCAATCGGAATGAAATATCTATTCACAATCATAATGCTATGGGCAGCAAGTCTAAAGGCTAACGATAGCACAACAGTTATTCATCTAACCAAGGCAAAGAACAACGCGCTTGGGTCAACTGCATTGACTGCATTGGGTGTGGTTACTACTTATTACGGTATAACACAACAGGACAAGCAATCCACTGCAATAGGGTACGGTATGATAATAGGAGGCTCAATCCTCGGAACACTGGCTATCTATCATTACACGGTGAGTAACATCATGTATACGGTAAGTGCAAGTGAGTTAAAGGTGTCAATACGATTTTAATTTACATTTGTAGAGTGATTGCAGCAATGATTTCATGGCAAATTGACGGGGGAAGCCGTAAACCGTTGATATACAAGGGGTACGTTTAACCGCATT